TACGGTAGGTGACATATGCATTCACACACGTAGTACTTATTTTGTTTACAGTCATTACACATGAGCTCGGATCTGCATTGCCAACCCATTATTTTTTACTCGCAGAAAATCTAACATCCGCCTTACCGTAGACACACAATCCACAAGATACACAAGCGGACCCATTGCTAGAGATAAGAGGAATTTTCTTTAAGTTTTCAGGGCACTTAGCGCCAGGCTTACCGATTAATTCTTTCATTTTGTTTTCGGTAGCAGCGAATGTCTTACCTAAATAGGCTAACCTAATACCCTCATAGTTAGTACGCAAGTCTTCGGCTATTGTTGCGTTCTCATCATCCGTAGAGAAATAAAGAGATAAGTTATCAATACCCTTAAGCATAATAGCGGCGGACTTAACACGAGTGTATACCCAGAATTGAACATCAGGGTTATTTAGGATAACATGCTTCCATGCGAATGTATAAGTATCGTTAAAGAAATCTCCATCCCAGTGGATACGGAATAACTTATCTGCAGAGCGCTTATCGCAATCCTTTTTGAAGTCTGCAATCATGTCTTCAAGTAGGGCCTCGATAGTATCATGGTCAGCGTCTTTTACCAATTCCCAATTGTGAAGAAGTGTAGCCTTTACTCCCTTATAGACTTTTTCCAATTTGCCTGCATAGCAAACAGTCTCACAGATAGAAGTTGCACCAGGACATGAAAAAGCCTTTCCTGCGGGTAAGCCGAAAGTGTTGGCAATTGTTGGGGTTTTTCCATTAGGGGAGACGGCATTAGTAACTTTCCTATCGTTAGAGCGTTTCAGTTTCATTAGGGGCCTTTCTTAGTGGGGGGTAATTCTATCAGATTAGACGGGTTTAATCAAGTTTATTAGCGTGTTTCTTTTTCCTAGTATAAACTTTCTTACTAGGGATAGCAGTAGCAGAATTACTACGGCGCAATTCAAGCACACGGCGTAATTCCTCAGAGGTTTTCCTAGTTTTAGTAATCATTAGGCAATTTTAGCAGAAATTCCAGCGTTTATCAAATCCTACTCGTAAGTAGCTGTGTGAGGTTGATCACAGGTGCCGCCGAAAAAATGGCAATTTTTGTGTGAGCAGTTTTGGCACTTGCTCAGGTGGTCTGCGTCTTTAGGTCGGCAGTAACCTTGCTCTATAGTATTTCTATTATCGCCCTAATCAGCCTGGCGAATAGTGTGTGAGAGTTCTTACTTACGACATTGGACGAGAACACTCTCTAAACTGTCCCTGTTTCGTTTGCTATTAGTAAGTCTTTACCATAGCAAATCGTGTTTGGTTATTAGCAAGGCGTAGCATTACTTTTGTAACATTACGCTTTTGTGGTACAAACTTTTCAATACGACCTGTAACACCTGTCTTTGATGTTGTGAACAAATCGCCAATCTGATAAGTGTATCCGCCAAGAGTCATTATTATTTCCTTTCAGTAGTGGGTTGTGGTTGAGTAGTTTAGCGACATACTCAGGTCGTTTGGGTTCAGGACTTTAGTTCTGCCCCCCAAATTGCTTAGAGATAACGAGCAATAGCGTTGTATGTGGAAGTATTTACAACTTCCTCATCTGTCATTTTGAGGATACGAATTGCGTTCGTGATTTCCTCTTTTTGCTCGTTGTAGGTGTGATTATGAATTACCTCAAAATCCTTTTCAGGTTCTTTAGGGAAATCACTTTCACTTACGATAAGGTCAAAATCCACATTTAGAGTTTTGTTCCAATTACGATAGTTAGTGCGTAGGTTCTCTGCCTTAGCAAAGTTAGCCATAGCCCACTTACCGATTTCCTTCTGCCACTTCTCACGGGCTTTCTGATACTTTGCTTCGTTCTCGCCCTGTGTAGCGTAGTTCTTTTCCAATTCAGCAAGGCGTGTTTCTAGTGCCTTGATTACTTTAGGTGTAGCGATTTTCACGCTAATAGATTTTCCATTTCTAGCCATTTGTTTTCCTGTTCTTTAGTGGGTTGTTAGGGAGTATTGTAGCAGATGGGCTGAACGATTGTCCAGCCCACCCGCTGTGATTTACATTACTTTGCTGTTGTCCAGCGTTCTTGACCATTGACGGATAGTCTGATACGATAAGAGCCATTATCGTTCTTGACTACTTCCTGTACGATACCTGATACACCTGACTTAGCAGTTGTAAAAGTTTCACCGATTTGCGGAGTTGCCATTTTGCTTCCTTTCTGTTGTTGAGAGAGAATTATAGCAAAACCCACCGACATACACAAATCCAAAATGCTATCAAATCGGACATTTTCCTGTGATAAAAATCACATCTGCGTAACTTGACAATCTAAAAATTTTGGGGCGGCAAATTCCAGGGATTCTTGTGAGCTCATAGTAATGCTCGTAAATAAGCTAGATCTGGTGCGGCGCTGTCGGGCGTGTCTAAATTAGTTGAAAGTTAAACCAATTTAATTTAACTTTCAACCAATCGAGATCATGATTTATTTTTCTTCGATTTCTGCAACATAAACATCGCTCCTGCGAATTCCACCATACTCTAAATTGGAATCAAACATTGCAATTGCAGAATCATAGTCCTCTGCTTCAACATTTATAAAACAAGTAAATTCAAAAAGTGCCATTATTTTATTGTTACCTTTCCATCTCTAAAAAAGTTTTTAGTCCAAAGTTTTCCGCTAGGTTCTGCTAAATTATAAGTTGCGTATTCTTCAGCGTTACCAAAATCAACGCACTTATTAAAATCATTTACTGCGTCAAGTGCGAAGTTATAGCGTTGTGTATTTACTAACTCACCATCATAGTAAGTTGTTAGTGCGTAGTCGTATTCCAAAGTTTCTCCCTTATTGTAATTCATGAATGTTCCACCTCTCTCAAACCAATTTCTGCGTTTATCTAATTCGCTAATTGAATTACTCATTTACCCAGTCAATGGTTAGTTCATCAGCCACATCTGCGATACAATCGCAAGGCTCTACATCATAGTCCAATTCATTTCCAAAGAAAATAAATCCTGCTCCACCACACTCATCACATGGAGCAGAAATAATTTCCATTAGTTGTTTTACTTTTCCCATTTTAGTTTTCCTTTCGTGTTGTTGCCTGAATTGTAGCAGATAGCACTGACAATGCCTCTGCCTTGCTCGCTTCACGCTGAGCGATTACATGAGCCTTGAATTGTTCTAAGTTCATTATTCACCAACCTTTACTGCTAGAGTGCGATAAGCATAACCGCCGTTAGAATTGCGAACCTCTACAAGATAGGTTTCGCAACCTTCATACCATACCGCTTTAGGGTGTGGCTCGGCAGAGATAATTTCGCCCGTCAAAGTTTTTGAGCGATAAGGCTTTCCTACAAGTAGGCTTTCGATAGTATAGACATTTGCTGACATGGTTGTCCTTCTTTCTTTTTGTTTCTATGTCTGGAATTATACATTAGGGGTCTGACAAATTGGGGGAGGTTGGGGGGTGTGTCGGTGTGAGTTACCTCACATCGCACCCTCTTGAAATAAACCTATTTCAAGTGTAAGCAATTCATCTGGTGTTGCTTCGGATAAATCTACCCAACCCGCACCTTCTTCATCTAATCTAAAAATTTCAATGTAACCCATTTAGTTATCCTTTCTTTATGTCTGAAATTGTACCATAGGGGACTGACAAATTTCTTGTTACCTCTCAGTATTTGAGACAAAATTCCTGTGATAAAAATCACACGATCATAAATTCCTGTGAAAAAGTTATCCACAGAATAATCCCCAGACACGCCCGACCTCGGGGGGCGGCAAATTCGAACAGATGTTCGAACTGCATAATTATTAATTACAATAAATAATTATTCAAAGTAGAATGGATCGAAGCTCTCGTCAAATAATTCTAAGTCGTTTGAAATTTCAATTTCAAATTCATCAGTTTCATTTATTACTTCAGGTGTTGAAAATAATTCTGAATTATCTTCATAGTAATTATCCCAATTGTATTTTGGTTTTTCCCAAGACATTGTGTAACTCATTAGTTATAACTCTCCTTACATTCTGAGCAAACGAAATTAATTTTGCAATAGCAACCAACGGATAAAAGATTATCGTTTTGATAATCATAGTAATCATCATAGTAGTTCATTACTTATACTCTCCTTTCAAGATAAGTTCATCTAGCATTTTTGCTAGTGGGTCTATTGGCTCGTCTGCCAAATAGTTTTCTAATTCTAATTGTTTTACGAAGTCTATCATTTAGATACCTTCCAATCTGTCCACATTGGTAGACGCTCAGGGTCGGTATCGTTATACCAACGCTCTATGTTTTGTTCACAATCCATACAGAATGTGAATTGGTCATCTCCAACTTCGGAGATAGCAGATACGAATGGATTGTGCTCTTTGCACATTGTAATTGTTGAATTCATTTGAATTCCTTTCTAGTTTGAGAACCTTTCTCAACTTTCTTTATAATGGAATTATAGCAGGGGGGTCTGACATTTACTGACCAGTAATCGGTCAAATCGGACATTTTGAAATGTGATACAGGTCATGTGGATAACTTGAGCGTAAAATCCAGTGTGATGTACATCATGTGCATAAACCTGTGGAGGACACGCCCGACCTCGGGGGCAGCAAAATTTTTAACGAAATGCAAATACATTTCGCCAAAAACTTTTATTTTTTTTATTCGTTTTCGTTTTCGAAATCCAAAAATTCTTGAAGTCCAATTCGATAAGCAATTGGGTCAACTGCTTTCAAAACTTGCGAAGCTAAATAAGTCAACGCACCAATTTCAACAACAGGACAAAATTCATCTAAGAATTCGTCATAACGATTTTCGTTTTCGATTTCGATTTCAAAATCAAATTTTGTTTCGTTTGAAATAATTGTTTTCATTCTGAAACCTCCTCAACATGAAAAGCGTTGAACTTTTCCAATTCGTTTTCGCTTAGTGGGCGAAGTGATTTATTGAGAGCAAAGATTGCTTCCAATTCTGTTTCTGTTTCGCATACATACGAAACTAATACATTGAATTTAGTCATAATTATCTGACCTTTCTTTTAGAGGTTACAGGCAACGCCTGTGCTATGAACACCTTGTTCATAGTGTCCCTTAGCAATACAATTTTTTGCTAAGTTATGAAACGAAATACATTTCATTTCGTGGTAAGCGATGTAGTCCTTATGAACTACCTTATCGCATTGTTGGCAGAAGTGCCATTTATGATTATCCTTGCGGATAACCTTGTTATCTACGATTTCGTATCTATCTACGAATTTTTTAGAGTGTGAGCAATCATTTGCTAGACACTTATTTACTTTAGTGTTAGTCATTTTAGAACCAACCTTTCTTTTTATCTAATACCTAAAGGCTACCATGCCCCACTGACAAAAAGGGGGGTTACTGACCAGTATTTCTAAATTATTTTTGTGATAAAAATCACAGTGTTTTTTTGCGTTTTCCACATAGTTATCCCCAGACACGCCCGAGTGCGGGGGCCGCAAAATTTACGCAGCTTGTCAAGTTAACACGCCGAATAAATTTTGTTTTTTATTTTTTTTTATAAAGTAATTAAGATCCCAAAAATTGTACAAAACAAAATAAAAATAAAAAGTTCTTTCATTTTGTACAGGCCTCCCAAAACTTTTGAGAATCAAATCGTGGATTATCTTCTTCAAACATCGAAGCAAATTCATCTACTAAATCTTCATAAGTAAAACTATCAGAGATTAAATCTTTATATGATGAAAGAATTTCGGCGGTCTTTACATAGTCTTTACGTGTCATCATTTTAGTTTAATCCGTTCTCTCGTAGGTCCTTGATTACTAGAATTAGTAGGGGAATGGTAACGCCTGCCAAAAGTAATTGGACGGCGGTAGTAAGTAGTCTATTCATTAGTAGTCTTCTCCAAACATTGCTAGGATTTCATCCACCTGTTCATCTGTTAGGTGTTCTGTCTCTATAGACTTAGAGAAACCGAAGAAATCTTCTTCCTCTTCCTCTACAGTGTCTTCATCTAAATAAGTGTAGGCATCTGCTACATCTGCTTGAATTGTGTCCCACTTAGAGACCTTGCTATTATCAAAAGAGTACATTAGTTCTGTTCTACCTTTCGCATATGTGCTACAACATTTTTAGAAACCTTCTGTAGTTCTGCTACAAAAGTTTTCATTTCTTCAGGGGATGAGGCGGTAAAGTTAGCGCCTAGTAGTTGAGACCCGTCCCAAATTGAGTAAGTAATTGTCATTTATTTATTTCCTATTCTTTTAGTTTTGTTTATTGAGATTATTGTATTGTATAGAGGGGATAAAAGTCAAGCCTATTTGGTGTGAGGTTACTCACACTCACCGCAAGGGCATTGAGGGAACTCTAGTTCTTGCTTTATACGATTAGCAAGAGCCATAACCTTGTTATAGGTATCGGCGGAAGCACCTCTAAAAGATACTACCTTTCCATCTACTACCATTTGAGCAGCGATAGCAATTTTCTGGTCTAGTGATAGACCCTTATAGTTATTTAGTGTAGTCATTTTTTAACTACCTTTCTTTTTATTTGGTTAGTATTTCTAACCTTTCCTTGACCTAACTTATTTGCCCTATTGCTAGGGGCTCATTTAGGATTTTTATTAAGTTGTTATGGGATATATTGTAACACCTACCACTGACATTTTCACCCTTTTTAGGGGGTGTGTCGGTGTGATTAGCGACACATTACGCAGGTCTCCCACGCTGTAACACGCTCACACTTAGAGCACTTTACATAACCTAACCACTCTTCCATTTGAGGGGTGTTACCTTGTTCGAATATTCTGTTAGTCATTTTGACCCTTTCTAGTTTAGAGACTCTCTCTAACTTTCTAATAGTGTAACTATAACACCCCCCACTGACATTTTCAAGTTGAAAAACGGGTAAATCGGACATTATTTTTGTGAGGTTCATCACATAGATCTATGGGCGCACTATTTGTCCGAATTGTACGAAAAAAATCATGCATCATACATGAAAAATATATATTCACATTTTTATAAATCTAATATTCTAGTTGACTAAAAATAAAGGGCGGTGATATAATAAGATCATGAGAACAATAATTGCCATAACTATAGTTGCTATAATGACTTTTATACTTGGCATATGCTATCAGATAGCAATATAACCCTTGGGGATATAGCTTAATCTGGTTAAAGCAATTGTCTTATATACAATCGAGTTTGGGTTCAAATCCCAATATCCCTACAAAAAATTTTATTAACATTTTTGAATATCTAATATTCTAGTTGACTAGGATTTATGTTCTCTATATATATGATTATTCAATGTGAAATGTGCAAAGACAGATCGAACTTCGATTTCTTTTTTGCATATCTCACAGATAACTATTCTTGATGCATTTGCCATATTCTATCTGCACATTTCTTACATAGTGGTTTTAATATATGATCTGACTTTTCTATTGGTAAAAAGTCGGCGGAGATAAAGAGCTTTAGCTCTTTCTTGCATAGAGTACATGACTTGTACTTTTGCTCTATATACTTCCTATATGCTGCTCTATACTGAACTGACATAATATCCCTAATTCCGCCTTAAAAATGCCTATCAGCCTCTTTCGGCTCACTTTTGATACCTTCCCCTAGGCCAGGCCTTAAAAAGGCTTCTATGGCCTAAAAAGACGAGAACCCTCGGATCTGCGGTAATCCAAGGGCCTCTAATGTAAGGGAGCATGGTGGATGCTCAACCAAACACTTCTATAAGAATACTATAACTCATTTTCTAAGTCAACTTCTTCGTCGACTGAAAATAAATCATCCTCTAAAACTTCGGCTAGAGTCTTAGCAGCATAGATAGCAAAACCTACTGCTGCAAAGCCAGATAATACTGCTATACCTGCTGTTACTGTAGCCACTTTATGCCTCATCTACGACTTCCTCAATTAGCGCTGGATCTGGTCCAAGCAATTTACCATCTTTATGGGATTCAATCATCTGCAACATCTCTTCGCCTTTTCCGACCCCATCTGCAATTAAGCAGAGAACGTCGTAAATGCGAGATAGCAGAATATAATTGACCATACCCAGGTTATCGTCAATATTTTGTACTTCTGGTTTCGGATCACTCATTATTATATACCTCGTATGTCATAGGAAATTTCTCTTTTACAAACTCTTTTACAGCTTTAGCATATTCCTGAATTTCTACCTGTGCATCATGCGGGAGACGCTGATCAAGGAAAGTTAAAACACCTTGTAGTGATACTGTCCATCTCCAGCGAACATACATGGAATATGCAGGTAACATAAGTCGAGCCATCTCTGGTGCGACGCCATCACTCAATGCTTCTTCATATTTACTCATAGCATACTCAGAAATCTGTCGTAAAGCTTGAGTATATTTAGCACCTATTACAACGTTTACAGGCTCGCCTGAACCCTGCTTAGAATTTTCTGGTGCACTTCTCCACTGGTCTGGCAAAGGAATATAGAATATCTCATTCTCTGTAATGTATCTACGAGAAGATTCATTCCAGCCGTTCTGATCGTCAATATGAGATGAAGCAACAGCATACTTCCACCATTGACGAGCAACCATTAATGGTGCATAGATTTCAAACGTCATCGCAGCATGACGAAATGGGCTAGTGTGATTTTCTTTTAACAAAAATCGAATGAGCTTCTGGTCACGCTCACTCAATTCTGTACTTTCTTTATCATATGATACTCTAGCAGCATTAACTACTGATAAATCGCTACCAAGTGTATCTACAAGTCTTACATATCCAATATTATTAATTACGTTGATGTGGTTCAAGTACCGCTCTTTTCATTCTATCGTACAGATTATACCCAACATTAACTCTATGGTTACATGCCAAGCAATATAGATACACTGTATCATTATCTGTTAAATTTGGCAACATCTCGTAAAGATCATAGGGACAGGTTATATCCCTGTCCCCATGAAAACGTCCCAAGAATTCCCGCACAATTCTAATGTCCATTAATTACTTACTCTCTTCTCCTTGCATGGTTGTGGCTTAAAGTTTTTAGGATACTGAGCCATCCATGATTTAGTTCTAGGTGTCATACCCTTCCATGATATCCAGTTGTCTCCACCCTGAGACATAAAAAATGCTGCTTCAGCATTTGTAACTGGATCAAGGAGGTCTCGATTATAAGTTAGTTCAAACTTATCTCTACGCTCTGGTCCTAAATTTCCAATCATATTGATTTGGAAAATACCATATGAGCTATCTCCTGTTTTTGCATTTCCATTATAAGCAAGTGGCCTACCGTTTGACTCCTTCTTAGCAACGCTCCATGCTTCACGCAGATCTAATCCACGGAAGCCCACACAATAAAGCAGTTGGGCCAGGTCTTCATCTGAAAATTGCTTGTCCTGCTGACGGAAATCAGACAGGTATGCGTAATTCACATCATCTTGGACTTTTACGTCAGATAATGCTACAATGTCATTGGCAACTGCGGTAGAGTCAATGCTCGGAAATTGGCTAAATAAATAACCAACGAACACTAGCTTTGCGGCAGCTACTACTAAGTTTTTAGTAAACATAAATACTATCTTAACCTATTATGAAAGGATTTGTCAAGTCGTGATTTTAAGTTTTAATACAAATCCAGGAAGCTTAAATATAAATACAGGTTATGGATATGCAGGGTATCATATGGTTACCTCTATGCAAGAGTTAGGACATAAAATTCCTTTTCGTTATCCAAAAGCTAAAGTTCAATTAAATTTTAGTCAACCACAATTTATTCAATTTAATAAAGATCAAAAACAAATTGCTTTTCATCCATGGGAATCAACTAAGTTAAAACAAGGATGGTTAGAAACTTTAAAACAAGCAGATGATGTTTGGGCTCCGTCTCAATGGGTTGCAAATATTTACAAAGATCTTGGGATAGAAGATGTTTATGTTTATCCTCATGGTGTAGAAAAATTATGGAAGCCAGTAAAAAGAGAAACTAATGGTCCATTAAGATTTTTACATGTTGGAGAGCCAGCACCTAGAAAAGGTGGACAAATGGTTTTTGAAGCTTTTTTACAAGTGTTTGGGAATGATCCAGATTATCAACTAACAATTAAAGCTCATCATTATAATACTATTAGATTATATAATAATTATAATAAATATAATAATATATATAATAAATATAATATATCTAATATATATAATATTAATAATATATCAATTATAACAAATGATGTTTCTACAAGTCAACTTGCTGGTATTTTTATGACACATCACTGCTTAGTCTATCCTTCATACGGAGAAGGTTTTGGCTTCATTCCGCTTCAAGCCCTTGCAACTGGTATGCCAACAATTTGTACTGGAGAATGGGCAGAGTATAGAAAGTATCTAGGTGAACTTGAGCTAAAGAGTTCCTATATCCCTTCGCCTTGGCCAGACATGCATCCTGGACAAATGCCAGAACCAGACTTTGATCACTTATGCGATTTGCTAAAAGATGTTGCAAATAGGTATAATACACATTCTGAAGTTTTTTACAATCAAGCTGCGGAAGTTGCTCAATCATTTGATTGGTTACAGTTGACCAATAATGCTATGAAGAGAATTGAAGAAAAATTTTAAAAGTTTTTGGTCTTTAAAATAAGATTCACTATACTTGTATTTACTAACAGATTTTAAGCCCATGGATGGGCCAGGAGGAGTATTCGGAAATGTCAGAAGTAATTGATAACGCATATGAGAATTTCATTGCACTAAGCAGATATGCAAGATGGATCCCAGAAAATGGGAGAAGAGAAACTTGGGGAGAGACAGTTGACCGCTATGTCAACTATATGACCAAGCACCTTAAAGATAACTATAACTACGAGCCATCAGCAAGTCTTGTATTTGAAATTCGTGATTCTATATTTAATAGAAACGTTATGCCATCAATGCGTGGTGTTATGACCGCTGGCCCAGCTTTGGATAGAGATAATGTTGCTGGATACAATTGCTCATTTCTTCCAGTAGACTCACTACGTTCTTTTGACGAAGCAATGTACATTTTAATGTGTGGAACAGGTGTTGGTTTTTCTGTTGAGTCAGTTTACGTTGATAAGCTACCAGCAGTTAACGAGCATTTTGAAAAGTCAAACACTGTTATTGTAGTTGAAGATTCAAAAGCTGGTTGGGCAAAATCACTAAGAGAACTTCTTGCATTGCTATGGCAAGGACAGATTCCTACATGGGATGTTTCTAATGTCCGCCCTGCGGGTGCACGTCTTAAGACATTTGGTGGCCGTGCTTCAGGCCCAGAGCCACTTGTTAATCTTTTTGAGTTTTGTGTTTCAACAGTAAAGCATGCAGCAGGTCGTAGACTAAACTCAATTGAAGCACACGACATTATGTGTAAGATTGGAGAAGTAGTTGTAGTTGGCGGCGTTCGTCGCTCTGCTTTGATTTCACTATCAGATCTACGTGACACAGATATGGCAAAAGCAAAAGCTGGAGCATGGTGGGAAGCAACAGGTCATCGTGCACTAGCAAATAACTCAGTTGCTTACACTGATCGTCCTTCAATGTCAGACTTTATTACAGAGTGGAAGAATCTTTACGACTCAAAGTCTGGTGAGCGTGGAATCTACAACATAAAGGCTGCACAAAAGCAGGCAGCAAAGTATGGTCGTCGTGATGAGACAATTCGTTATGGAACTAATCCATGTTCTGAAATTATTCTGCGTCCATATCAATTCTGTAATCTTTCAGAGGTAATTGTTCGTCCAGAAGATAATGAAGAAACACTAAAGAGAAAAGTAGAGCTAGCCACAATCCTTGGAACATGGCAATCAACACTTACTAACTTTAAGTACTTAAGAAAAATTTGGAAAGAGAACACTGAAGAAGAAAGGCTGCTAGGAGTTTCTATCACGGGTCAGTTTGGCCATGAGATGATGAGTGGAAAGCAAGGTCTAGATAAACTTGAGCAGGTTCTAAATGACCTTAGAATGACTGCAGTTATGACAAACTATGATGAGGCAGAAAAGATTGGTATTCAACACTCTGCAGCGATTACATGTGTTAAGCCTTCTGGAACAGTATCTCAATTAACTGGAGTATCTTCTGGAATGCACCCATGGCATAACGATTACTACATTCGTACAGTTCGTGGAGACAAGAAAGATCCCCTAACACAATTTTTAATGGAGGCTGGAGTTCCTGCAGAAGATGACTTTATGAATCCTACACAAACTAAGGTATTTTCATTTCCAGTAAAGGCTCCAGAAGGAGCAATTCTTAGAAATGACTTAACAGCTATCGAGCACCTTAATACTTGGCTTGTTTATCAGAGAGCATGGTGTGAGCATAAGCCTTCTATCACCGTTTCAGTAAGAGATGAAGAGTGGATGGAAGTCGGTGCTTGGGTTTGGGAACATTTTGATGAAGTTTCTGGAATCTCATTCCTTCCATATTCAGATCACACATATAAGCAAGCTCCATACCAAGATGCAACAAAGGAAGAGTACGAAGAAGCTCTTTCTAAGATGCCAGAAAAAATTTACTGGGAAATGCTTACAATGTATGAGACAGAAGATGGAACCTCTGGAAGCCAATCCCTAGCTTGCTCATCAGATGCTGGTTGTGAAGTCGTAGATATTGGCTCTTAATCCTAACTCATTTTGTGATAAAATGATATTGTGTGAGGAGTCATTAAATGCCATTTGTAACTAAAAATTTTTCAGTCGACCAGGGTGCAACATATAATTTTGATGTTGTATGGAATGACTCTACGGGACAGCCAATAAACTTAACTGGATATTCTGCAAAGATGCAGGTTAGAGATCAAGCTGGTGGAAAACAACTAGCTTTTACTCTAACCCATACAGATGGAATTGCAATAAACGGACCACTAGGCAAAATAACAGTTACCATAAGTGCAGAAAGAACGAATAAATTAATATATCCAAAGTCATTTTACGATATTCTTCTTACCGCTCCAGACAATATTACCAAAACAAGAATATTAGAAGGAACACTTACTCTTAGCAGGGCTGTGACAGTTTAATGGCTGAAACAATAATTGTTACTGAGCTTAACCAGTCCGTTCAGGTAGATGAAAATACAACAGTAATCCAGATTTCAACAACTGGACCTCAAGGTCCTTCTGGAAGAACAATACTCAATGGTTCTGGAAACCCTTCCGACTCATTGGGAGCAGTTGGAGATTTTTACTATGATGTTTCTGGATTTAAGTTTTGGGGTCCTAAGATCCAGATAGACCCAAACTCAACTACTGGAACATGGACTGGGGCAACAGTAATTCCTTTTAATGAGCCTGTTGCATTTGAGTATAGTTGGGGAACAGATGATCTGGTTTCTCACACAGATGGATGGGCAATCGCAATCCAGCACAACCTTGGTTTTAAGCCAAATGTTACTGTAAAAGCTACGGGCGGAGACGTATTAGAGACTGGAGTACAGTATAATAATCTTAGCAGTATTACGCTAACTATGACACAAAAATTTAGTGGGACAGCGTACCTGTCTTAACGAGGAGTTGAAATGGCAAGAGTATTTGCTATAAACATTGATTTAGCTAAAAATCAGCTGATCAATGCTAGAATTCATAACGCCCCATCCAATGCAAAACCTGCAAATCCTGGATTGGGTCAAATCTATTTTGATACAACCGACAATTTTCTATATTTTTGGAATGGAACTTCTTGGTTAAGAGCATCAGGTGATTTCGGTGCTGGCGGACAAACAACTTCTCTAACTTTTGGAAACACCAAGTCTGACGGAACTTCTACTGCGGTAGCTCGTGCAGATCACAGCCACGAAATTCCAGACATTGTTGGAACTACTGGAAAGATTACAGTTACCAAAGATGGAACTACTGGTGATGCAACAATCACACTTCCAGATGAAGTAACAGTAACTACAAAAGTAACTGCACCAGAATTTGTCGGTGACCTTACTGGAAATGCACAAACAGCAACCGCATTTGATGGTTTAAGAACTGTAGAGATAGCTGGAGATGTAGCTGGAACTACAACTTGGGATGGTTCTGGCAATTTAACAATTACAACTGCTGTTCAAGCAAACTCCGTAGCACTTGGAACAGATACAACTGGTGATTATGTTGCTGGAGTTTCTGTATCTGGTAATGGAATATCAGCAACTGGAACTGGCGAAGGCGCATCAGTTGCCATTACATCAAACGCTACAGCAGACAATGTTGTAAGTACAACAGTATTTCGTGATTCAAGCGGTAACTTCTCTGCAAATAGAATCACTGTAGAAAATTTAACAATAAATCAAACTCCAACTCAGGCTACAGATGCTGCAACTAAAGGATATGTAGATGGACTTAAGCAGGGTCTAGATGTAAAAGATTCTGTAAAGGTTGCAACAACCGCTAACATCGCACTTGATCAAACAACAACAGTTGTTGATGGGGTTGCTCTTACAGACGGAGATAGAGTACTTGTAAAAGATCAAGCAGATGCTGTAGAAAATGGTATCTGGGTTGTAAGCACTACAGCATCTTGGACAAGAGCAGTAGATGCAGTAAATGGAAAATTAACTGGTGGATCATTCTTCTTCGTAGAACAAGGTGGAACTAACGGAGATAACGGATTTGTACTTGCTACAAACGGCACACCATCTGTAGGCACAGTAGGATTAATATTTACTCAATTCTCTGGCGCAGGACAGATTGACGCTGGTGCTGGTCTTTCTAAGGCAGGAAATCTCCTAACAGTAAATACTGGACTAGGACTTGAAATTGTCGATGACAATGTAAAGATTGACACAGCAATTGTTGTAAGAAAAGCAGCCGCAACAATTCCTGGAGATTCAGTTAGCACTACTTTTGCAATAACACATAACCTAGGAACAGACGATACAACAGTTCAGGTATTTAGATCAACTGGAGATAAATCTCAGGTTGAAGTTGATGTAGAGCACACAGATACAAATACTGTTACTATTAAGATGGCTCAAAGTCCAAATGACTTAGGCCTAGGAGCCTTTAGAGTAGTTATCCACGGATAGGAGATAATAGATGGCTAAGAGACTTCTATCTACAGTATCTCTCCCCTCATTAAATACAGCACCTACTGGTGCAAATGTTGGCGAACTTTACTATAACACATTAGACAAAACAGTACATTCATATACTGGAACTGAGTGGAGACCACTTAGCGTAGACTATATGAAAGAAATGTTCCTTGGTGGTGCACACGAAGGAATAAATATAAATTATGATTCTGTTGCTAATACATTAAACTTAGATTTAGATCTTACTAAATATTCACTAGAGCCAGGCGGATTTGAAAATAGAGAAGACTCTGCTTTAATTTGGGATGGTCCAGCAAGATCAATTAGATTAGAAATAACTGGTAACTCTTCACTATATTCTCCATATGGAGCTTCTCCTTATACATTTAAGGGTGCATATGATAATGGTGCAGACTATAATGTTGATGATGTTGTAACATACAATGGTCAGTATTATGTAAGAATTTTACCAGTAAACCCAGGATATCCTCCTGGAACAGCATATTGGGGAGCCGCCCATGGACAACAGTGGGCTGAGTATTTCTTAAATCAGTATATATATTATGTTCAGGGCAAGAAATTCACGAGGTTCTTGCCAGATGCAATGAATATACCAGATGATATAAATGGTTTGATCCCAGGAATATATTATATTTACTATGGTGCCGACGGCGAGCTTGCTAGAAAAACAACACCGTTTAACTTTAAAGAAGATTGTCCAGTAGCTGTAGTAGTTATTGGAGAAGATAGATCAGTCCTTCACGTCGGAGAAGAAAGACATGGAATTGCAATGGACTGGGCTACACAGTACTATCTTCACAGAACTTTTGGAACACAGTCTACTGGCGGATTTAATGTTGGAAACTACAATATTGGTGCTGACGGAACATCTAATTCTGATTACCAGTTCTCTTTAACTGGTGGAACTATTTATGACGAAGACAGCGACTTTGAAATAATTCATTCAGCTTCTCCAGATTCAGAGGGAGAGCAGATATTAGAACCTATAGCAAATCTTCCAGTTATTTATAGAGCTGGTGCAACAGGGTGGAGCAAAAAAGCTACAAGCCCAATTCCTATAAATGTTGATGTTGCTGGCGTACCACAAATAAATGTATACTCTGGTTCAAGCTGGATATCTCAACCTGTTGGAAACAACAAATACTACGCAATTTGGGTTGTTGCAACAAATAATATTCTACACCCAATAATTTCAATAATGGGTCAAAGAGAAGATAACTCTATAACAGCTGCAAAGGCCAACAATACATATGACTCCCTAGAGTTGCTGGGAATTCCAGGATCAGAATTTTACCCACTATACAGAATAATTTTTGATTACAAAGATTCATATTCTAATTCAGCTAAATCTACACTGCAAGATGTCTTAGACATAAGATCTTCTTCTGGAACAACTTCTGGTGGTGGGTCCACCGCAGTCCCAGAGCACGGAGAGTTAGTAGGACTGCTTGATGATGATCACACTCAGTATATTCATATATCTAACCCAAGAACAATAGTTGCTGCACACACATTTAATCCATCCTCAGTAGGACCAGCTTTTGTGCTTGGTCCAAATGCACAAGATTATTTGATTGAAGGCCTTAATGCTGAAATGGTTGGCGGAAACACACTAACTCAAATAAACTCAACAGCATTTAATTATTCTTCATCTGCAAAAGATGATGCGATTGCAGCTTCCAATGGATATACTGATGGAAAGTTTACCAATATAGATACTTATGTAGCTCCTCTACTAAATCATTCTAGTCACGATGGAGTACAAGTAACATGGAATGATTCTGAAAATAAAATAACTTTAAACGTAGAAGAGCCAGTAAGAGTTTCAAATACACCACCATCAAATGTTGCAGAGGGTGACCAATGGTATGATAATCAGTCTGGTGTGATGTACGTATACGATGGCTCATATTGGGTTGAGGTTTCAGGTGGTTTAGGAGCAGACGCAGCAGAACTTCCATCAACAGTTCAGTATTTAAATGGAGTTACTTCAAATATTCAATCACAGATTAATTCAAAGGCTCCTATAGCAAGCCCTACTTTTACTGGAACAGTAAATCTGCCAGCTACAACTTCATATAACGGAACAAACTTATCCGTAATATCAAATATTCCAAATAGCGCTCCAAAAGATTCTCCAACATTTACAGGAACAGTTTCTTTGCCAAGCACAACATCTATAGGAAATGTTTCTTCAACAGAAATATCTCAATTGGATGGAGTAACCTCTAATATACAAAATCAGATTAATGCTAAGATATCTGCAAACAATCCAACTCTTACTGGAATAGTTAATCTTCCGTCAACAACCTATATTGGAGAAATAACTCCAATAGAATTAGGACACTTAGACGGCGTAACTGGATCTGTTCAGACTCAGCTTGATGACAAAGTTTCTTATGGAAATTTTAACACAGCAAATATTGCGGTGCAAACATATGCAACATTAGCCAGTCTTCCAGTTGCCTCTGCAAATACTGGAAGGGTTGTTTATGTTTCTGGAGAAGGATACACATACTATTCTCATAATAATGCATGGATAAAGGTTGCTAAGTTTTCAGATATTGCAACAGGCGGAGCAGCTTTTCCAATTAATGAGCTTTCAGATGTAGATACAGCAACAACTTCACCTTCCGCTGGACAAGTTTTGTCTTGGGATGGAGGAAGTTGGGTTCCAGCAACAATAGCAGGCGGAACTGGAAGTGCACCTCTGGAAAGCCCATCTTTTACTGGAAACGTATTCCTTCCATCAACAACAACAATAGGTGATATATCTTCTACTGAACTTTCATATTTAAACGGTGTTAGTTCAGCAATTCAAGATCAAATAGATGAAAAGTCTCCAATAAACGATCCAGTATTTACTGGAGTAGTAGTTCTTCCTCAAACTACAAATATAGGAAATGTTTCTGAAGAAGAGATAGCTCATCTAAATGGGGTTACAAGTTCAATACAAACTCAAATAAACTCTAAATTAAATACAACAGATTTTAAATATACAAATATCAGTCTAGATCTTTACGCTACAGTTTTGGCTCTACCTTCCGCTGCTTCAAATACAGGAAGAATTGCCTTTGTTTCAGCAGATCAGTCAATATATGTTTCAACAGGAACAGTCTGGGTAAGATTAGCAAAGGCTTCTGAAATATCTGGAACAACAGTTTCAACAATAAATGACCTAAATGATGTTGATACTGAAACAATGTCTCCAACTTCAGGCCAGGTTCTTTATTGGAACGGAATAGCTTGGGTTCCGCAGACATTATCAATTCCAACTATAGTACCTACATATCCAGCTATAACTCAATTAGAAGTTACTAATAATGGAGCCATGGCGTATAATTTCTTAAATCAGTATACTGGAGACAACCCTGCTTTGTATGCTATATCTGCAACAACTATTGCATTTAAGCTAAATGTTCCAGGTCATCCTTTCCTTATACAAGATTCTGTTGGAGCTAACTATAATAATGGTTTGGTTCACGTAGCCACTGACGGAACAGTAACTACTGGATCTAATGCTCAGGGTAAAACAAGCGGAACACTTTATTGGCAAATACCAGCAACTTTAAGTGGAACTTATAAATATCAATGTCAACTGCATAGCATGATGAACGGTCAAATAAACATAAAGGATATTACTCTGATATGATAGGTAAAGGGTACTTATAATGGCAACTATATTTCCAGCTAATCCAACTATAAACCAGATATATAACGGTTATCAGTGGAACGGCAACGCCTGGAAAATAATAGATAACTTTACTGAAAGATCTCAGGATGCAGTTTCTTCTTTATTTACACATACAAATCACTCTAATGTTAGTGCTGTTTATAATGATGAAACTAATCAAATAATATTTACAGCATCTGCAACCTTAACTCAGGAACAAATACAAGATTCTGTTGCCCCACTGCTTAATCACATAAATCATACAAACATAGAAGTTCTTTACGATGACGACAACAACAAGCTAATACTTGAAGCAACAATACCACCCTCAAAAGCAATAATGTCGGCAACAGCACCAGTTTCCCCATCAGACGGAGAATTTTGGTTTGACACAGACGAATTACGTGGAGATGTAAAAGCCCTTAAGGTGTGGAATGCACTTTCTTCATCCTGGGAATTTGTAAGCCCAAACCTTGGGTTGTCCACCACCAATTCCTGGACTGCAAAGAATACATTTAATCAGGGTGTTGTAATTGGTCTAACTTCTTCTCCTAGCTCTCCAGTAGAAGGACAAGTTTATTATGACACAACACTAGATACTTTAAGAATTTGGAATGGTATCCAGTGGACAACCGTGACTGGCGGCGGTGGCGGAGGATCAGCATTTTCTTTAATATCTACAGATACCACTCAGGTACCAGCAATCATGTTCTTTGGAGCAGCAGCACCTTCTGGAGGAACACAAAACGTTGGAGATCTGTGGATTGACATTGATGATGATGCTGGTGATACAGAATTTATTCACGTTGGACCAGAAGCTCCAGATACGTATGGATCTGGAACTCTTTGGGTTGATACAGATGAACCAGAGTTGCCATTAATATATTCCGATGAAGAGCCTCCATCACAAACTCCAATAGAGGGAGATTTTTGGGTAGATATAGATGATTTAGCAGGACAGCTTGTTACAGTAAGAGAAACCGCACCTCTTCCTTCAGAATCAGAATTGTGGATAGATACATCTACAGAAGAAGGACTAGAAACATTTACTGTGGCAAATGTTTACGAAGGAAATAGATCTGTGTTTAATACAATTGCAGATCTTCCACAAGCTTCTACTCACGGCGGAATGATAGCGTACGTAGAGCAAAATAAATCACTATATGTTTCAAGAGTAGACATACCAGAATATGCGCTTGCGGCAACATATCCAGTTTCAAATAATGGTGTAACAAACTATATAATTAATGGAAATTCAAATCCTCCTTTAATTCTTCAAAGAGGAAAAAAGTACATATTTAACATAAATTCTCCAGGACATCCATTCTGGATTAAAACTCAGCCTACGGCTGGAGTTAATTTTGATTGGTATTATGGAATAGTAAATAATGGAGCAGACAGTGGTTCCATTATATTTAATGTTCCATATAATGCCCCAGATAACCTATATTACGTATGTCAGGGTCATGAGTCTATGAGTGGTTCAATAACTGTCACAGGAACAGTAACCCTAACCTCATCTTGGGAAAAACTTTATCCAAATGATGCAAAAGATCAATTAGAGGTCTTTGGTTATATGGGATTATTATAAAGAATTTGGTATAATTCTATAAGGAGTGTGAGCTAATGTCATTAAAACGCTATGATGGGACGCAATGGGTTACCGTTGCTGGTTCACGTCCTGGACCAACAGGTCCAGCGGGTCCACAAGGTCCAGCTGGTTCACAAGGCCCAGCAGGTCCAGCAGGTTCTGCAGGTCCAGCGGGTCCAGCAGGCCCACAAGGTGTGGCTGGTCCAGCAGGTGCACAAGGAATTCAAGGACCAATTGGTCCAACAGGCGAAAGAGGATCTAAGTATTTTACTGGGTCATTAAATCCAGTATCAACATCAGGATACTTTACTGGAGATCAATTTTTAAATACAACAACTGGCGACCTATTTACCTTCAGTTCTTTGCCAACACCAGCATGGACATTAGCGGATAATATTATTGGGCCAGCAGGCCCTACAGGACCAGCGGGACCTACAGGCCCAACGGGTGAAATAGTTGTGGCGGACATTGAAAGAAGAGTATCTGCATATGAATTAGATATTCTGCTAAACTTAGGTATATACTTTCCAAAGTATAACACCCTTGCAAATCTTTCAACTGTTACTGGAACAATATCAGCAACAAGCTTTATTCTATAAGATGGAGAAAATGAATGGCTAGAAGAACGTTAGTAAATAGAGATTATACTTTTAATCCAGTAACAGGAACAATTGTAATTCCAGAACCAATTCAGCGTGAAAGACTCATGCTGATAACCAACGTGACACGCAATAAGGTTATTTATAACTTTTCAGATCAAAATCTTGGTGCACTAAGCTACTCCATCAGCGACCACCCAACATCACCAGACACAACAGTAGTTCTTGAGTATAATACTGCAGACATGGCATCAACAGATGACCTATCAATTATATATGACGATGCAGTAGAGAGATTCCTTCCTCACGAGACAATGATTGATGCTGTTGGAAAGATGCGTGTTTCTACACCACAATCACTTATCGATACAGACTTTGAATACTCAGTTCAGAACTCTAAGTGGGAAACCCTTACACTTCAAAACAATTACCCATCATTCTTCTCAAGAGGAACTGGCGGAAACTCATTTGACCTATTGTCAGTAACATCTAATGGTGCTTCACCAAGATCAACAATTACTGTTACAACAAATTCTCTAGCACCACATGGACTTAACAGCGGAGATATTGTATCTGTTCAAGAAACGCTAAACGCACTTGCTGACGGAACTTCTGTTATTCAAGTTACAAATGCTAACGTATTTACCTATGTTGCCAAAGGAATTATTCCAGTAGGGGAGCTACTTGACGGAACACTAACAACTATTTACGGTGGTGGAATTTTTGACAATGCACATATTCCAGGAGGAATTCCAGGACAGTTTAACGCATTTGCTGCGGTATCCGATGAAGCCTCAGTAGCTTCTGGAGGATCAACAATTACAATTCAAACACAGAGACCACACGGCCTGTATGCGGGAGTTACAGTCTTGTTTGCTGGATCTTCTGCAACTTCAATTGACGGAAACTATCTGGTAACAAAAGTTCCAACAGCAACCACATTACAATTTAAAACCCCAAACTTAGTATTAAACCCAATTAATACTGACCAGTTAGGATTTTACGTAAGACCAGAAGGCTATGTGGACCACAGGCCTTTTGACGGAGGTGTTATCCTTTCAACAGCAAACAATGTTTGTGGAACACAAACAATTCGTCAAACTCGTCGTTACTTCCGCTATCAGTCAGGTAAGTCAATTCAATTCTCTACTGGTACAAAGTTTACTCCTACATTTGATATTACTGATATCTATGCTACATCTACAGCAGCTGGATCAAACTATATTAACATTACAACGCTTCAAGATCATAATCTTCAGCCAGGAGCGGAAGTTCTTTTAGAAGGAATTGACACAATTGGATACAATCCATATAACGGAGTACATGTTGTTTATGAAGTTATAAATAACACACAGCTTAGACTTCAAACAGTATTTACTCAAACTCTGTCTGGACTAGATCAATATCCAGGTGGAGTTAATGCATTCCTTACAGCATATCGTTGGAAGGGCTCAGCTACACGTGCAGGACTATACGATGATCAAAATGGATTCTACTTCGAATACGACGGAACAAAGCTTTATGCAGTAAAGAGATTCTCAAACAAAGAGCTCTTTGGAAAGCTAACCTGTACACAATACTCTAATCTAATTACAGGGCAGGGAACAAGATTCCGTAAGCAGCTTGTAGTAGGTCAGTATATAGTTATTCGTGGACAATCATATCGTGTTATTGGAATTGATTCGGATACACAGATGTATGTTTCTCCAGCATACCGTGGATCTTCAAACACATCAGCAAGATATATGATTACACAGGTTCAAAAAATTCCTCTAGATCAATGGAATATAGACAGATTTGATGGAACTGGACCTTCAGGATTCAAGATTGACCTATCTAAGATGCAGATGACATATATCGATTATTCTTGGTATGGAGCTGGATACATTAGATTTGGTCTTAGAACAACAGAAGGAGATATTGCTTGGGGTCATAAGATTTCAAATAACAATATTAATACAGCCGCATATATGCGTTCTGGTAACCTTCCAGCGAGATATGAAACAATTAATGAGCCTCTAGAATCAACAAGACTTATTGCAGGTGGCGACGGAGTAAGTGGTTCAACACTATTCCCTCAGCAAACATTGCTGTATGTAGAAAATGTTGATCGTTGGCCAGCAGCAGGACACTTAAGAATTTCAGACAATACAAATTTTGAAATTTGCGAGTATACACAGATTGGTGCATATAACTCTACATTACGTGCATATCCAATTACAGTAATTAGAAGAGCCCCACAAACATTAGTTTATGGCGGACAGTCATACGTTCTTACAGGAACATCAAGCCTTGTAAACTTTATTCCAGATCTTTCAATACCTGGCGGATCTGGAAATGCACAAGTTTCAGTTCAAACTATTTCTCAAAACTGTGCACCAGTTATGAGCCACTGGGGTTCATCTGTAATCATGGACGGAGGATTTAATGATGACTCATTCTACCTCTTCACTGCTGGTATGCAGAGATATCTTCAGGTTGGTGGATCTGGTACAGTTTCTGCAACAGTAACAAACCGTTCAAGAGCGGCAAATATTGTTACTCTGACCACATCTACAAACCATGGTCTGCAGGTTGGATCTTCAGCAACAATTTCAGGTATTCTACAGCTTTCTACAATTACTGGTAGACAAATAACATCTGGAGTCGCTACAGTATTTATGGCGTCCGACCACGACGCAGTTGTCGGAAATCAAGTAACAATTACTGGTTTGGATTCAAGATTTAATGGAACCTATACAGTAGCATCAGTTCCAAACAACAATACTATTACGTATAGCAGAGTTGGACAGCCAAACGTCTCATTTGCCTCTGCTTCTGGAACTGCAACAGTATCTACTTCATACAATGGAGTATTTACACTAACTGCAGCATCTGGAAACACATTAACTTATTCAAATACTGGTCCAGATGAACCACAAACATCTGTTATTCCAAACGGTACTGTTCAACAGTCACTTGGATCAACACCAATTCCACGTCCATTAATTTCGCTAAGAATTGCACCATCGGTAGATAATGGTATTGCAAGAAATTTTGGTACACGTGAATTAGCAAATAGAATGCAGTTGAAGCTTGACTCAATTGGAGTTTTGGCTTCTGGACAGTTCCTTATTGAAGGAATTTTAAATCCAGCGTCTATGAACGGACCTGCACTACCTACAGCATGGGAAACAGTTCGTGTTGGTGCTGGTTCTCTGGCACAAGTTATCTTCCACGATAATACTGGTACACAGGGAGCAACAGTAACATCTCCTACAAACACAATTGGTGGTGGTGACCGTGTATTTGCTTTCTATACAGAAGCTCCAACAGGTGGAACATTCTCTGTAACAAACTTTAACGCACAAAAGATTAGAGATCTTGGTAACTCAATTCTTAATGGAAATGGATCTCAGACAAACCCATCTTTCCCTAACGGGCCAGATGTTCTTACAATTGTGGCAACTAACATTGGTACAGCAGCTGCAAATATTTCAGCTCGTGTAACATGGACAGAAGCTCAGGCATAAAAGGAGAATAAATGCCAGACTATACTACCCTATCTGATCAGATAGAGTTATTTAAAGACAAGGTTGATGCGCTTACTTCAACAACCATGGATGCAAATGACCTAGTTTTGCTTGCATCAGCTTTAAATGCCCTCGGTGCTTCGTTAGGTGTTAATGATATTCTTCAGGCAACAATTGATAGAATTGCTGCAATAGAAGCAGCTAAAGTTGCGGCTATAGCTACAATTAACTCTTCTGTTAATGGAGATAGGCTTACAGATCTAGAAACAAGTCAAGCAGATCAAGAATCAAGATTAGATAACGTAGAAAACTTTGTATCTACAAGTCTTTCCGATTTCAGCGGATTGTCTTCTCAAGTAAACACTATCAACTCCCAACTTGCCCCTAATCTTCCCTCTACATGGAAAGTTATTACAGATAGTGCATACACTATTGCGAATAAAGATAGGCTTCTTATTATTCCAAGCGCAGGGCAGACAGTAACACTTCCAATAACACCATCAGTTGGATCAAATGTTCAGATTGTTGATGCAGCTGGAACTTCAGCAACAACAAGCTTTACAGTAGTAAGAAACGGATCTTTAATAAACGGTGTTGCTGAAAATCTAGTGTTTAACGTAAACGGCGGAGACATAACTTTGGTTTATAGTGGTTCTACTTATGGATGGAAGGTGTTCTAATTGGCTAATTTAAATACATTAAAAACTAATCAGTCTGGTATTTCTTTTAATATTCAGCAAGCAGAAGATAGACTATGGAAAGAAGTTGTTGACGGTTCTAGAAGACCTTTTTCAATACCATACATTACCTCTATGAATAATAGAAGAAACGTATGGCAGTATAACTGGACCTCGGGCGACCCATGGACCAATTACCATAATTATTTGACTGGAGCAGGATCTTCTGCAGATCCAGAAAGAGCATTTTGGATGGGGCTAGGAACTAATAATAGACAAAATACTTTAGGCTACTCATCTGTAGACCCGTATGACCTCGGAACACTAAGGTATGCTAAAAACTCCGTTGCAGGTGGAGAAAGAACTACCAATACAATTAGCAATGATACATCTTATGGTCCAATGAGATTTACTATTATGTTTTTAAGAAATCATCATCCATCATTAACTAAGTCATGCACAATGTATGGTCATTATTCAAATTGGTGGTCAGCAGGATATGAGGGTTCTGGAGTAGCAATTGGAACTCCTAACGTTAACAATTCATATTCAACCGTTTCAGATGTTTCATGGTCAGTTCCAGTAAATAGAACTGGCGGAAACTCTGCGTATACTTGGTCGTGGAACGTATCTATTCCAGCAAGAACAACAGTAGCAGTAGTTCAGGCCAATAGCATGTACTACTGGACCTCAACTGGAGGTTACAAGTGGTTTGATATTAATAAGTTTTATGACCTACATACAACATTTAATGATTTTTGGATTCAGCCAGACCACAAGATGACTTTTGCAGCAGAAACATATAACGACCATAATAATGAGTTCAACTCAAGAAACTCATATAGAATTTGGAGAAGAACTGCCGAACTGTTTGGGGAGAGACCATAATGTACTACGTTAATTTTGATAGCAATGGAAGACAAGCGGAAGCAAAATGGTTTGATGGAGTATTCCCAGAAGAAGATGGTTGGTATATGGCAGATATAGATATATCTGGAAAAAGATACAAATTGGTTTCTGGTGAAATTTTAGAAATGACAGCTGAAGAGGTAGATTTAGAAAATGGACAGTCACTTCTAGAAACTTCATTATTTTTGATAAAAGATGCTAGAAATAAAAAGCTTTTAGAGTCAGACTGGACAGTAAATCCTGAAGTTCCTATGACAGAAGAAAAGAAGGCTCAATGGGCTTCTTACAGACAGGCTCTAAGAGATTTTCCATCAACAATAACTATAGATCTCCTAAAAAGTGGAGCTGACCTTCAATGGCCAGTCCTTCCTTCTTAAAGGATTTTAAGGTATAATTTAACAAGAGGTGAGATAAATGCCAAGTTACGATAGTTTACAGATACAGATTGACCTTTTTAAGACAAAGGTTAATGCTCTGTCTGGTTCAACTTTAAATACACAGGATTTAGTCTTTTTGGCTAAAGCCATCGAATCAATGGGTAACCTGCTTGGCGTTAATGACGTTTTAGCAGCTACAGCAGCAAAGATCAATGAGATTCAAACAGCTTCTTCAGGAGCTGTTACACAAATTGGAACAGCAGGAGGAACTCAGGTTTCTAATGTCCAAAGCGCAGGACTAGCAGCAATCGCAGGAGTTGAAGCGGTGCTAGATAATTTTAAGATATATTCACACATGGGAGTAATTTAATATGGCTACAGTAGTAACACCAGTCAGATTTTATGCAAATGTCCCAGGAACAACAGACGTAGCTGTGTATACCGTACCAGCATCACAAATCGATGTTGTTACTGGCATTTCAATTAATAATAATACAGACTCAGCAGCTCAAGTAAGCATCAAGATGGCAGGGGTATTCTTTTGCAAGAACCTAGATATTCCACCACGCTCTCTTGTAGCTTTGGATAGCAAGACTGTTCTTAATACAGTAGAGACAATTGCTGTATATCAGAATACTGCAAGTGCATGCTCAGTATTTATTTCTGGCGTAAAAGTAAACGAAGTTTAATATAATTTAGTTAGGAGTTACAAATGACATACAGTGTAGGTACTACAACTGGACAAACCTATTTACCAGGTCTAACCACAGCATTAACAAGTATTGTTTCAGCAAACCTTGTTGTTAATGGTGGTGCTTACCTACCAGTTCAACAAAGAATTTATGCAAGCGGTAACTGGACACGTCCAGCTAACCCAGTTCAAATTGCAAATTGGATTAAGGTTACATGCATTGGTGGTGGAGGTTCTGGAGGATCTGGAAGCTCATGGAGTAACGCAGGATCAGGTGGAGGCGGAGCAGGACAATACCTAACAAGATATGTTAATATAACATCAGTTGCTGCTGGTGGAACTATTCCTGTAACTGTTGGTATAGGTGGAGCATCCGTTACTGGAAATACTAATGGTAATAATGGCGGAAACACTACATTTGGAGTTAATGGAAATCCTTATAACCTAATCGCTTATGGCGGTGGCGGTGGTGGATATACTCGTGACTGGGGTAGGGAGCCTAATACTGGAACATGTGGAGCTGGAGCAAATAGTATTACTGGCAGTGGTTCAGGTGGTGGCGGTGGAGGATTCTGGCAGCATGAATATTGTGCTGGAGGCGGTGGCGGTGGAGCAAATGGGCCTGGTCATCCAGGAACAAGTGGTGTAAGAACTTCTGGAACATTTTATATTGGATATCCAGGAGGAAGAGGATACGGATTTGGATCCTCTTCAGGGGCTCAAGGTTGTTCAAACTCTTGGGGAACTGTACACACACATGGTGGCCGTGGTGGGCAAGGAATTAATGGTTTAGCAGGCGGCGGCGGAGGCGGCGGTGGAAATGGTGGACCTGGAGCATCTGGTGCGGGTAATGGTGGAGATCAAATTAGAACAAATGAAGGACAGCCTGGAAGAGACGGCACTGGTTCAGGCGGCGGCGGAGGCCAAGCAGGAAGCTCAAGAGGCGGTAAAGGTGGAGATGGTTTAATCATCGTTGAATATTACAGGAGAATATCATAATGGAAAAAATATGGTCAATAGTTAATGGTAAGGATGTTGTTAATACAATTGTCGGTGGAACTAGAGAGTTCTTAGAAAGCATACCTGATTACGAAGGAATGATTTTTATAGATGTGACAGACATGGAAATGATTCCATCGCCATATTGGACATATGAAGATGGAGAGTTTAAGATGCCAGACCCAGAAAATGATCCAAGAGTATCTAAAGAGGGCGGGACTGGAATGTTTGAAGAAACAATAGTCGACACTGATTTTGTTCCAGACACACCACCTCTTGGAAGCAAATAAGGAGAAATAATAAATGCCAACAGCACTAAGTACCACTCAACAAATAATGATTCCAGGCCTAGAGGATACTCTTGGAACGGTTGTTAGAAATGTTACACCACCAACTCCTTTGTTTATTCAGGTAGAAGAAACTATTTTGGCAAGTGGTAACTGGACAAGACCAAATAATATTGCAGATTTTATTGAGGTTACATGCGTTGGCGGAGGCGGTTCTGGAGGAGCATCAAACAACAACTCTAGATTTGGTGGAGGTGGCGGAGCTGGTCAATTTGTAAGAAGAATTCTTAACATTTCTAGCATTGCACAGTTAGGTTTGATCCCAGTAACAATTGGAAATGGTGGAGCAGCTGTTAGCGGAGCTACAAATGGAAATAATGGCGGTAACACGCAATTCGGTTCTGTTGCAATGCCATTTCACATGATTGCATTTGGAGGCGGCGGAGGCGGTTGGGCTGCTGACAATGGTCGTGATGGAAATAACGGCGCAATGGGTCCAGGAGCAGAAAATAGAACTGGTCAAGGCTCAGGCGGAGGCGGAGGTTCAGAGTGGCAAAGGTCTTGGGGTGGCTCAGGAGGCGGAGGCGGAGCTTCAACAGGAGGAATGTTTGGCGGATATTCAAACCACAATCATCAAGCAGATTTTCAATCTGGTAGAGCTGGAGGATTTGGAATAGCAGAAGGCGCATCAGGCGGCGGTGGAGGTGCTGGTAATAGCACATCACATGAAGAGTCTGTTGGAGGCAATGGCGGAGAAGGGCTTGAAGGCTATGCAGGTGGTGGCGGTGGAGGAGCTCGTGGTGGCGGCGGAGCAGGTTCTTGCGGTGGTGGATATGGTAGAGGAATGGTTCATGGTCAAAGATCTAAAGATGCATCGGCAAATACTGGATCAGGTGGTGGAGGATCTAATTCAGATGAAAACGCAGGCGCAGGTGCAACTGGAATTATTCTAGTAAAATACTGGCAAAAAGTAAATTAAGGTATAATATAACAAGGAGATAATTATGGCAATTACATCAATACCAACACAAGTAACACCTCCACTTTGGGCTTATACCTTTGTTCAAGCACCAATCAACGGAAACGGTTACGACTATTTTAATACTGCAGTTAAGAGAACAAACTATGGAACAGTTTCAACAGGAACATTAGCCATAGATGTAACAGCAGCAGCTATTCATAGATGGCAACCAGGTGCTACTACAACAGTATCATTTACTGGCTTTCCATCAGTTTCAACAGGATATTTCTGGCAGGTAGAAATTAAGGGTGGTTCACTCTTTACAATTAACTGGCCAGCAGCAATTAAGTGGGACTCATCAGCATCAGCTCCAACGCTTTCTGCAAACGTGACACTACTTAACTTCTTTACCCCTAATCAGGGAACAACAATTTACGGCGGAGTAGCATTCGCAGATATTAACGCAGCATAGGAGATATAATGTACGCAATTCTAGAAGATGGAAAAGTATCAAAGTTTGGATCGTTATCAGAACTGTTCCCAAGCGTATCTTTTGCTGCTTCTGGTCCAGATAAGGAATGGCTAACACTCAACAATGTAACAGATGTTGAAATGACAATGCCATACAATCAGGATACTGAAGAATTAGTTTATCTAGACGCACCAAAGGTTACAAAAGGCGGAAAAGTAATTGGAGTCGAAGCAAAGAAACTTTCAGATGAAAATGCATGGGCAAGAATCAAGATGAAAAGAAACGATTTGCTTACAAAGACTGACTGGACTCAACTAGCAGATACTCTAACACCAGAAATGACAAAGAAGTATGCAGAGTATCGTACTGCACTTCGTGACATTACATCAGCGAAAAGTCCGTCTGATGTTATCTGGCCAGAGGATCCTGCAAAGGGGGCATAATGCTTCCTCACGTATTATTTAACTTTAGAACTGCAAATAGAGCAGCCTTTCCAGTAACAGCTGGATTACAGATGCATTATGATGCAGACGCACTAAATACGTTTACAAAAAATGCTTCTAATGATGTTTCTCAGTGGAGAGATCGTTCTGGTAATTCAAGGCATGCAGCTCAAGCAACATCAAATCAGCAACCAAGATACACTCTAAATACAGTAGGCGGTAAGGCTGGAGTTGTTCATGATGGATCAAATGACTTTATGCTAATGGGAGACGGAACACTGTCTTTCTTAAATACATCTTCTATAACAATTGCAATAGTATGCAATAGACCAGATACACCAATTCAAAAGTGGATCATAGGTGGTCAAGGTGGACTTACAAGAACTAATCTACAAATTGGATATAACTCAGCAACATCCTTTAAGTTTGGTTTTGGATCAGATGACCTTAACGCAATTATTCCAAACGTTTCAACAAACACAACAGAGATGTTTATTATGACTTACAACGCTTTAAATCAAGAAAAGTTTTTAAGAAGAAATAAAGTAGAAGAAGCATCTGGTGCAGGAACTGGATCAATTTCATCTATGACAGGACAATCTATCGGAAGATACCTATCTGCTTTCTCAAACATATCAGTTGGAGAAATTGCAATATTTAACAGAGTTCTTTCTCAAGCAGAAATAGACACAGTAGAGACTTCTCTTGCTATTAAGTGGCAAGTAGTTTAGTTAGGGGATAAAATGGGATATATACCAACCAGAATCGTTGGTCCATACAACCTGATTGATGACTATCAGGCAGTGTATGTTGCCCAGAGCAAAACAATTATGAAGCAGATCCTTTTATCTAACGTAACTGGAACGGCAGCAAACGTAAGAATTGCAATAACTGGATTTCAAGGATCCCCTTCCTCAATTAATGCTATTATGCAAGATGTAGAAATAGAAGCCAACTCAACTTTGGTTGCAGACATTGTACAGGTTTTAGAGGTATCAGATAAGCTATATGCAAGATGTTCTATTTCTGGAGCAATTAATCTTACAGTTTCTGGTATAGTTCAAGAAGAAACAGAGTAAAAATGGGAGACTACGTTGGCCGTTCAGTCTTTTCCCAAGGATAAAAATCAGCAAGTAGAACATTTAAACGTTCCCTATGCCCGTGTAATTGTACCTAACCTCATTGGTTTAAATAATATAGTTGCACAAATAGAGCTAGATGGCCAAGGACTTAGGGCAGACGAGAAGTACTTTGTAGATACTTCTGGAACAGGCGGAGTTGTTATTGCACAAGCAGTTCCTGCTGGCAAAAGAATTAGATTTAAAACTAAAATTGAATATACAGTAAGAACTTTATCTGCGGTAACAACCCCATATGTTGTTGGACAAACAAAAAATTCAGCAATAGCTACAATTACATCATCACTACTTACTTATAATCTTGTTACCGCTTCAACTCCAGACTCTACAAAGCAAGATATTGTTATTGGACAGTCACCAGAACCACCAATCCAGCTTGCTCCTGGAGCAACAGTAACTATAGTTGTTGGAAATTATGTTCCAGCGACAGAGGGAATTTTGCCAGATGTAACAAGTAAAACAGAGTCTGAAGCAATATTAGCTTTAAATGTTGCTGGATTTACAACAATATCTGTAACAAATAGTGTTGGATCAACACCATCATATCAAACATTAAATGGAAAAATAATTGCACAAACACCAGTTGGCGGAGTGTTACAGTCATTTACTACTACTGTTTCTTTAACAAAAGCAGTTTATCAACCAACACCTCCACCACCACCGCCTCCACCACCACCACCAATTATTGCGACACCACCACCGCCAATTATTGCGACACCACCACCGCCAATTATTGCGACACCACCACCGCCTATCATTGCGGTACCACCTATCATTGCGACACCACCGCCTATCATTGCGGTACCGCCTATCATTGCGACACCGCCGCCAATTATTGCGACACCGCCGCCAATTATTGCGACACCGCCGCCTATCATTGCGACACCGCCGCCTATCATTGCGACACCGCCGCCTATCATTGCGACACCGCCGCCAAGCTGTACTCCAGGAGCAGTCTGCGGAGAGAGCATAGTCCCTTGCGGATCTTCAGGATGTACATGTTGTCCAGAAGGATGTACAAGACTTAGAAGATATACATCCACATGTGCATGCGTAAACAGCGGAGGCTTACTATGCTAACTTTGACAGAATTATTTCAATATGGTATTATCATATACATGAGGAATAAAAATGAGTAAATTTGCTATGGTTGTAGAAAATGATGTATTTGATGTGTTAGAATTTACATCAAATTTAGAGATGTCTGCTAGATGGATTGCTGGAATGAGCTCAGATCCAACCTTTATAAAGGTAAACCTTGTCCCAGATGTTTGTGCTGGATCTTACTGGGATGGACAAAACTTCTTTCTTCCTGGAGACGATCTAAAAGAAAATGCATTAGTTCCATCCGAGGCAGATAATCTTGGCGGAGCAGTAAAGTATGCTGCTATTGTTGACGGAGACGTATTTGGAACTATAACATATGACCTTGAGGCATATTCTCAGCAAGAAATAGATATGATAGATGCGGCAATGCAGTCTAATCCAATATCAGTTCCAGTAGATAGCTCAGTTACAGTTTTACCTGGCTGGACCTGGGATGGTCAAAGCTTTAATCCAGCATAGAAAGGGCAAGTCTAATGACTTCAGCTTGGCAGCAGTATAAAAAAAACCTAGGGGAAAGTAGACCCTGGCATATGTTAGATCCAACAACAGAGATGGTAGATCAAGATACTGCCCAATCTAGAATGGAGATATGTAAGGGTTGTCCAGAATTAATTCAAATTACAAATCAGTGCAAGAAGTGTGGATGTTTTATGTCCGCAAAAACAAAATTAAAAAATGCAACATGTCCTTTGGGAAAATGGTTAGATGAAAAGTCCACAGATATATAAAAATTTTTTAGAAAATTCAGACCTTAAATTGTTAAAAGATCATATAGTTTCTGTTCCAAAAAACCAAGAAAATTTTTCTGAAGAATTTAGTAGGCACGAGTTCGGTGGTACTGAAGTTTTAAATTATTTGCATAATAAAATAGTTCCTTACGCAAAAGAATTTTTTGGTTCTGAAAATTTGCTCCCGACGTTTAATTTTGGAGTAACATACTCAGGCAAGGCTTCTCTACTTCACCATACAGATGTTGCAGCTTGTACATATAGCATAGATTTGTGCGTAAGCCAGATCCATGCATGGGACTTGTGGGTAGAGGGAAAATCTTATACTCTAGAAGAAAATGACGCTCTTTTTTATTATGGAGAGGGTCAAGAGCATTGGAGGGATGAATTCCCATTTCCAGAAACAAACACAGTTTCAAACGCATTTTTCTTTTTTGCAGAACCAGATCATTGGTATTTTAAAAATGAAAAAGATAAACATTTCTCTATAATGCAAGAAAATTATAAGAATACAATTCAATATAGAAATGAGGTAGAGGGTGTTTAACGCAAAGACAGCGGAAAACTTTGTACCAAAAGAAGATGTAGATTTTATATTAAATTCTATATCTGGAGTAGATAGATGGGAAAGTGGTGGTAATGAATATTGGGATAATCGCTGTCTAAACCTTCATACTATAACAAACTCTATAGATAAAAAATGTGGCAATCTTATAGAATCAATTATATTTTCAACAAAAAACTATATAGAAGATCAATATAAATTAGACAGAGAAGTTTTTCCAGACACCATACAGGTTGTGAGGTGGTTTCCTAATATGGAACAGCATCCTCATGCTGACGATATGACAAATACAGAAATAAAAGGTTTTGAGCATAGAGTTTTTGCATCAATACTTTATTTAAATGATAATTATAGCGGTGGAGAAACGTATTACCCTCAATACGATATTAGCGTAAAGCCTTCATCTGGGAAATTAGCCATACATCCTGGAGACACAAATCATATTCACGGAGTTTCAAAGATTGAAGGCGGTATGAGGTACACTATAGCAGCTTTTTGGACCTACGATAGGAATAAATTATATGGATGGTCAATACATCAATGATAAAAACAATCTAATACCAGACAATACAATATTGATAGTGCCATTTTCTGAAGATTCTGACGGAGACTATTTAAATGTTTTAGAGAACCTTAATGGAAAGCCAAAAAGAGACTGGTTCAACTCTCATTTCTACTATTGCCTTCCATTAACAGTAGGAAATCAATATGGATTTATAATAAAGTCTTTAAGGACTTTTGAGATGGAGTGGGACGGCAGAGTAGATAGCCCAGAAGACATAAAAATTAATTTTCTAGACAATAATTATTCAGCAAATCAAACTATAAAGTCAGGTTTTGGAAGCGGAATATTAACTATTCAAAATAGATTTGCTATAAGAACTCCAGTGGGTATAAATATTATGACCATTCAGCCTCCAAATATGTTTATCCCAGGAACTGCTGCAATGACTGGTGTTATAGAATCAGATAATTTAAGAAGAGACTTTACATTTAACTTAAAGATAACAGTTCCAAATTATAAAATAAAGGTAAACCGTGGTGACGCAATAGGTGCATTTATACCCATAAAAAGATACGATATCGATAAGTATTCAGTTAAAAATATTCTAGATGTTTTTTCTAAAGAAGTGCATAAAAATGAGCTAAAAGATCTTGGAGAGTTTGGAAGGCAAAGATCTGAAGAAGATATTGATAAGCCACATCAGAGTGGAAGAAAGTACTTTAACGGATATCATGCCTTTGGCCAAAAATTTGAAGATCATCAAAAAAGGTTATAATGAAAAAAAAGATATTTGTTTCTATAGCAGCTTATATGGATTTAGAGCTATATCAAACTGTAAAAAGCCTTTTAGAAAATAGTTCTGGAAAAAATAACATAACGGTATCAGTTTATTCTCAAAATAAAATTCATCCAGACATAGATAGTTTAAAAGAAAAATTTAATTTTAATTTAATTTATGTTAAAACAGATGAAAAAAACGCAAGGGGTGTATGTTATGCAAGATTTATATCAAATTCTTTTTTGGATATCTCCTACGATTATTTTTTGCAAATAGATAGCCACACACTATTTTCTAGGTTTTGGGATAAAGATATTATTTTCCAATATGAAAAATCTCAAAAATATTTTAATAAAAAAATTATATTTAGTACCTATCCATATGCTTATAGATATATAGAAGGTAATCCCGTAATGATAGATGAAGATCAGCCCAACTCAATAGCAATACAAAAGGTTAGTGATTTTTGGAAGTATAAAGCAATGTATAAAAATTATGAAGGCGATCAGTATGGAGAAATCACAAACTATTTTTGTGGAGGATTTGCTTTTGGAAAAGCTGAGTATTTTATAGACAACCCTTATGATAAATTAATCTATATAGAAGGTGAAGAAATAACTATGTCTATAAGGATGAGATGTAAAGACATATTTATAGTCGCTCCACCAACAAATTATTTATATCACAACTATGTTGGACTACATGAGTATTCAGATAAAAGAGTAAGGTTGGATGATTTTACAAATTTAAGTGAAAATAAAGAGTCAGTAAAAAATCTAGAATGGCATATAATTAATGGTAGGAAAAGGGTAGAAAGTTTCTTTAACTTTGAAATAGAAGACAGTATGGGGATATCAAGTAAGTCTAAGTATGAATCCTGGTTGTCTGAAGTTAAATGGTATAATGAAGATGGGGGTAAAAATGAATATAATAAAAGCGTGTAACGATGAGGTTTTAATAATAGAAGACTTCCTACTAGAAGAAGAGAGGTCCGTGCTAGATTCGTTTGTAAGAAAGTTTAACTGGGATGGACTAAAAGAGCACTCCTTCACATTTTGGGGCAAAAGGCTTATAAATGAGCACGAACTTTCTCAACAGCCAGGATTTGAAAATTCGATGGCACCAGTTAGACCCTTGTTAAAAACTGTAAATGATAGAATTATAAAAGTTTTAAATGAAAACGACAGGATTGCAGACTGGAATCCATCTCCTCATAATATATTAAAAATGTGGGTAAACTCTAACCCGATGAACTTTGCTGATGACGACAGACTTGAAATGTTTGTTCATATAGATAACCAAGAACACATGGAAAGCCCAATTATATGGGGAGCGGTTATGTATATAAATGATGACTACGAAGGTGGAGAAATATACTACCCAGACTTTGATTATTGGTATAAGCCAAAACCTGGATCAATTGTATTCCATACTGGAAATACAAGACATGGAGTAAAAAAGGTTACATCTGGAGTTAGATATAATGCTCCTTCATTAGTAACAATACATGGACTGTACAATGAAAACCCATTGCCAGCAAGAACAGACAACCCAGAAGATCCATATTTTTATCCACCTGGATATTGGGGAGTTAGAATGCCAGATGATCCAATACAAGGAGAAATAAAAGTGCCACGGTCAAACGGAACAACGGCAAAATTTAATTCAAACCCTAGGGAAGCTTTCGGAGACAAGAAAAAATAAAATGAAAATATTAGATGCAGTCTTTAATCAGCAAGACCAGTCATTTTCAAACCCCTGCGGGTTTGCTGCACGTGCAATAAAAGACAGCCTATCTCCACTAAAGTATACAACCCCACTTACTTCAAGCTCTTATAGCTCTATTAGAGTTACCCCAGAGGCATCTATTGCCTTAAGTGACATAGATGTAGGAAAGTATAGCTATGAGAAAGAAGATTTTTTCTTTTCTTTCCACGTTTATTTTGGAGAAAATTTTTTAACAGAGCAAAAATTTCTATATGATGTAAATCAAGGTATTGGTTTTTCAATAAAAGATGGAAATATAATATTTACAATAACAGATTCCCTTGACTATTTACACAAAATTTATTATAAACTGCCATCAATGTCTGAGGCTTACTCAATAATAGGTTCGTATTCAGAGGGTAAAATGTCCTTATATATAAATGGTGAATTAAAGTCGTCTAAGATTCTCCCAAGCTATTTTAAGTTTAAATCTACAATAGATCTTCAGATGGATTCACAGGTGTCCCAAAGCTTTGTCATACTTGACAAAATTGAAATATATAAATCAATGGTAACTGCAAATTATATAAGAGAAATACTAGAGCAAAAAATATTAGTCAATAATATTAATAGAAACATAGTGATGGACAACCCAGTATATTTTGAGGCGGCTAGAGAGACAAAGCCTATATCTCATGCCATGATATATGGAGTAAATAAAGATATTTCTACTGCTGAGCTTTCTAATGTTTACATTACTGATTCAAGAGAGGTAAAATTAATTAGTGGTCAGACCTCTGGTTACATAAAGGATTACTACTACTTCCCTCCAGTGGCAGATCAAAATCATAATCAAATTGAATGGTTATTTAATAATGCGGGAACTACATTAGAGTATAGCTTTGATGATGTAACATATTATCCAGCAGTGAATAATTCTAACGTACCTAATTTTGCTGGAGGTTATTTTTATTATAAGGTAACTCTAGCTTCTCCTGACACAAATATAAATGACCCTGTTTTCTCTGGTATATCATTTATCTGCTATGAGGCAAAAACAATTGGATCAGACAACTCAAGCGGAGAAATAACAACAGACTATAACTTTATAGTAGGTAAAAGAAATTCATCGGTATTGTACTACCCATCAAGCAAAGGCATAATTCCATTGTCTGGAGGTTTTAGGTATAACTCTGGAGATATAAGGTCAGTTGAATTTATGTATAAGCCTAAGAGCTTAGGTCAGACTTCGCTAATTGATTGCAGCGACTCAAGATTATCTTGGAGTGCGGCTGGAAATGTAACAAAAAGTAATATTTCCTCATTCTACGTAAATGGTATAAATCAGACATCTTCATCTATATCAGACATATTTGACATAGATATTTGGTATCATGTTTTGATAACATTTTCTTCTAATAAGCAGGCTGATCTGTTTTTTAACCAAACACAGACTGGCACAATGCTGGGTGGAAATAGTAACTATTCTAATATTGCTATTTATAGCTATGATGCTTCTGGTCTAGCTGCTAAACATTTTAATAACATAATTAATAACACATATATTGCATCTGCTTCAGATTCCATAACCGTAGGTTCAGATTCATATAATGGCTTCAACGTTGACGTATTAGTACACTCAACACAGTAATTTGTCCATGGCGGTGGACATATTCCGCCTGATACTAGAGAAAATGGTAAAATGTAACTATGAACAATAAAAGAGTTAAAGAGGTCCAAGAGACCAAGTACGGTGTCTATGTTTGGGAAATGCCAGACGGCAAGTGGGTTGGAGATGACGAAGGTCACTACATGCTTGTCCCAGCAACTCAAGGAGATAAGGACAGCATTAAGGCAATAACCGATGCAGCCAAGTCTTACGGAATTGAAGAGGGTGGGCCAGTATTTTTGGCTGGAAGAAGAAAAGTTACAGATGAAGAGTATTCTCTTCAAGAGACAAGATTGAAGTTGGGACTTACACCAGATCCTTATGATATTGGTGAAGGGCTAGATTTACAGAGGAAGTTAATTCATGGGCGCTGAGTTTGTAGAAGATAACGATATTCAAGAAATTGATATTAAGATTGGAACTGATTTTTCAAAGAATGAAGAGTCATACGCTGATCCGTTTGCAAGACCACTAGAAAAGACAAAGAAGCTAGACGGTCTAAGCACTGCATTTAAAAAGAGAATAGCTAGAACAGATTTCTCAAAGTTTTTGCGTGGTGACGGAGTAGCATCAACAGCAATTGTTGAGCCTTTTATGATTACTGGATACAGCATCCTAGATGTTGTTCAGCCACCATATAACATAGACTACTTAGCAAAAATTTATGAAATTTCAGCGCCACACTATGCAGCAGTTAATGCAAAGGTTTCAAATATAGTAGGCCTAGGTTATGACTTTGTTGAGAGCGAAGCAACAAAAGAAAGACTGGCTGACATTGATGACGAGAAGAGCCTTGAAAAAGCTCGTAGAAAACTCGAAAGAATGAAGATTGCAATAAATGAGTGGATTGAGTCTACAAATGAAGAAGAAACATTTGTTGAAACATTATCTCGTGTCTGGAAAGATTATGAAACAACTGGCAATGGATACTTAGAAATAGGTAGAAAGAATACAGGAGAGATTGGATACATTGGTCATGTTCCAGCAGCCTCAATGCGTGTACGCAGACTCAGAGACGGATTTGTTCAGATTATTGGTAATCAGTCAGTATACTTTAGAAACTATGGAGATACAACAACTCAAAATCCAGTAACTGCAGATGCTAGACCAAATGAAATAATTCACTTTAAAAACTACACACCAACCAATGGATACTATGGAGTTCCAGATATCATAGCTTCTAAGAGCGCTATGACAGGCAACGAGTTTGCTGCAAGATACAACCTAGACTATTTTGAGAATAAAGCTGTGCCTAGATATATTATTACTGTCAAGGGTGCAAAGTTGTCTAACGATGCCGAAAGAAAGCTCCTAGAGTTCTTCCAGACAGGTCTAAAGGGTAAGAATCACAGGTCCTTGTACATACCGCTCCCAGCAGATAATCCAGACTCTAAGGTAGAGTTTAAGATGGAGGCGGTAGAAAATGGAATCCAGGACTCTTCATTTAATACCTATAGAAATGCCAACAGAGACGAAATTTTGATTTCTCACAGAGTTCCAATTAACAAGGTCGGAACACCACAGGGAGTATCCTTGGCAAATGCTCGTGATGCAGATAAGACATTTAAAGAGCAAGTATGTCGTCCAGCTCAAAAGAATATTGAAAAAAGACTTAGCAAGATCATTTCAGAAAAAACAGACATTTTTATTCTTAAGTTTAATGAGCTTACGCTTACGGATGAAGATACTCAGTCTAAGATTGATGAGAGATATCTACGCATGAAAGTCGTGGTTCCTAATGAAATTCGTGCTAGAATGGGACTACAAGGAATACCTGGTGGAGACCAGCCAGTTGAACTTAACGCTAAGGCGGCTGCAGAGCAAACAACTCAAGCAACTGGCAATA